CTCGAAAGGAACACCTACAAGAGACTAACATCTCTTGTAAAGAGCCATCCGACGGAGCAGTCGAGCGTGCCCTCCCGTAAGAGAGTGCACGCCCACCGGCACCGCGGAGGCGATATGTCTCCACTCCAGCAGGTTTGGACAGCCTGCTGGAGCGGTCTTGTCCTGTCTGGCTGGGATTCGATGCGCGTGGCTTGGTTCCTTCATCAGTGGGCCTGTAGGTCCGCCCCTCGGGGCGTCGCCTATCAGGTCGACTGTATGAAGAAGCTTTGCCACAACATTCGCGGGTCCTCCCTGCACCCCAAGAGGTGGAAGATTCAACCGTGCGGCATCCGTGAGGATGTCGTCGATTGTCTCTGCAACCTGGCAGTGCGAGAACCCGAGAATGGCTTCGCCTTCTCCCGACTCTCCAGGTCGTTGCCAGAGCCTCCCACGAGGGACGCTGCTCGGCACCTTCAGAGTGCGGCGGAGTTGGCGAGCGCACCGTTTCCCACATCGGCTGCCGCCTTGGAGTCTCTCAGGTCGTTCGTGTCGCTTTCGAAGCGTGCACGTCGCAACCCGAGAGCCCCAAGGCGGCTTCCCTCTTCCAATTCGTCCTGTCTCGAGTGGCCAGCCACCCGAGGCGGGATCGACGGCTATCTCGAACACCTTGGTCACGAGCTTGAGGTACGTGGCGCCACGCAGGCCGAGTTCGCTCGGTTTGCTGGCGACTCTCTGGGGGCATTCTGCCTCTCGAGAGCACGTATCGTCCTCAGGCCGTGCATGGGTGTCAGTGAAGACATGAGGGAATCGTATCGCTGCGCGGGGTTGCTGGCACTCAGGGCGGAAGAGAAACCTTTCGCCATGAAGGCAACCGCGCTCAGGACCCCCGGCTATAAAGTTCGTGTCGTCGGTGTTCCCGACGCAAGGACATTCGTAGAAGGGAGCTGGATTCGCGAGTCGTCCCGTCTGTTGCCTCCTGGGCATTGGACGATCGACTCCGAGTCCCGTGAGATTCCTAACGGTCTTCACTGTCGTCGCGGGCACACCTTCCGCTCCCTGGACCTCTCCAAGGCAACGGATGGGTTGTCGCACGCGGCGATCGAGGTAGTCGTCGAGGCGCTCGTCCGTCGTGGGGCGATCCGCAATGCGGATCACCTCATGGCAAGACGATCGCTCGGATTGGTGGGGAACACAACTTGGAGCTTTCCTGATCCAATCGGGGAAGTCGTGTTCTCCAGAGGGAGTCCGATGGGCACACCTCTCAGCTTCATAGTTCTCTCTTGGGTGAGCGCTTGGGCGGTCGGCAAGTTCAGCCGATCCTTGACACATGGGGACGACGCGGTTGGCCGGCACCGGATTGGATCCGATGCCCTTGACGTTTACGCCAGCCGTGTCGCCTCTGTGGGCGCCCAGCTCAATAAGGGGAAGACCTTTAGGGCCGACCATTCTTGGACGGCCTGCGAGATCCTCGCCCTTCCCCGAGAGAATTGCGAAGACAGAATGACTCTCTTTGTACCCCCCTCCATCCCTCCTCCGGGCCTTCGGGCCCCGGTGGAGGCGGACCCGAGGCTTGAGAACCTCTGGTTGCGCCGGATGGAGAGGGTGATGAAGAGCCGCTTCCCGTGGGTCAAGTGC